CATATACAGACAATTTTGGGGCTTGAATCCGTATATTCAAAAAGGCAGAATGGTTTGCCTTGGAGTAAAGGAATCGGGCGTGTGGTGGATGGTATCACAGCGATTGAAAAGATCCGGAATGGCGGATGATGATATGCCGAAGATTTCATTCTTTGCGCCTTCATATAAAAGACCGCAGAAAAGCATCACTCAAAAAGTTTATCCTATGGTGAAGTTAGTGGTGCGGGAATCAGAAGCGGAAGAATATTTGCGGAATGGAAATGATATCATTGTGTGCCCGGATTCTGCACAAGGGAATGCAAGCAGGATAAGAAATTGGATTCTTGACAATTTAATGCAAGATAATGATGCGATTGCTACTTTGGATGATGATTGCAAGGGAATTGGATTGTGGCAATATCAAAGAAAAAGAATGTTGAATCCGGAAGAATTGTGTGAATTTGTTGAAAGTTTAGCGATATTAACAAAAGATGCCGGATTATATTTCTTTGGAATGAATTGCGTGCTGGACAAGGGAGCATATCGGGAATATACCCCTTTCAATTTCAATAATTTTATCGGTGGACCGTTTCAAGGTCATATAAAAGGAACAGTAATCCGATATGATGAATCGTTGTGTTTAAAGGAAGATTACGACATCACGTTGCAACATTTGAAAGAATATGGTGGAGCGTTGCGTGCTAATTTTGCGTTCTATGATGTGAAGCAAGCCGAACAGGTGGGTGGATGTGCATCACAGAGATCAAGTGCTGAAGAAAATAGGCAATTTGATCTGTTGCAAAAAAAATGGGGAACGAAGATCATTCAAAGAGATCCACAAAGTAAACGTGGTGTTGATTTCAATCCTATTATGAAAAGCCCCATCCGGGGCGTATGATGTGGGAATATGACAAGGAAAAAAAAGGAACGCATTCTTCCGGATAAGAAAAAAGAAATCATTGCAAAAATCATCGATGAATATGGTGAAGATGCCATCCGGAAGATCATCGATGAATATGGTGAAGATGTTTCAAAGATCCCGGATGATGAAAAAGTATTGAAGTTGAAAAAACGGAAGGAACAATATTTGCAACTTCTTGAATTATCGGTGGGAATAAAATCCACCGCTTGTCAAAAAATGGGAATATCCCGGATGTGCGTGTATAAATGGGAAAAGGATGATCCGGGATTCCGGGATGCTGTAAAGGACATTACAGAATATGCGATTGATTTCGTTGAAAGTGCTTTGATGAAAAGAATCCGTGAAGGATCTGATGCTTGTATTATCTTTTTTATGAAAACAAAAGGATCATCGCGTGGATATAGCGAAAGAATCGGATTGGATTTTTCAAGAGTAATTGAAGTTGTGAAGCATGATGAATTGGCGGATCTGTAATTGTTTACACCTACGGCAAAACAAAGTGAAGCGATTCAGTTATTCCGGAGCATGAAAGATCTTCCGGAAATGGATGTTATCCGGATGGCGTTGCTTGGTGGTAGCAGATCCGGGAAAACAAGGGTGATTCTTGAAATAATCAATACCCTTTGTGAACGCTATCCTGGTGCTTGGTTTTTAGTGGCTAGGAAGCACGCTAACCATGCTGTAATGTCGATATGGATGGATACCCTTCAGAAGGTTATTAAGCCGGATATGAAGGCAATCAAAGAGATCAACAACCAAAAGAATTATATAAAATATCATAATGGATCTATGATATTTGTGGATGGACTTGATACGGCGGACAGAGTGGAGAAGATTCTCGGAAGGGAATATGCCGGTATATTTGTGAATGAAGTATCACAGATTGCATTCCCTACTCTTGAAATATTATTCACAAGATTGGCACAACAGATTCCGGGATTGAAGCCGATGATGTTTGTGGATTTCAATCCGCCATCAAAGACACATTATTTATATCGATATATCATTCAGAAACTCCATCCTAAAACGAAGATGGCACTTCCTGCAAACGGTCAATTTCAATGGCTGAAGATGAATCCGGTGGATAACGTGGCTAACCTTGCGAAAGGGTATATTGAAGATGTTTTGGAATCTTTAGGCGAGAACGCAAAGGAAAGATTCCTTCATGGAAATTTTGTGGCTCCGGAAGGTGTTATCTTCCGGAATTATGAGATCATTGAAAAGATCCCGGATGAAGTAAAAAGTTATGCGAGAAATTCAAAGGGAATGGATTTCGGATTCACCGTTGATCCCGCGGTGGTGGAAGATCTATATTTCCATGATAAAACATTATGGATCGATGAACTTGTGTATTCTGCAGGATTGACGAATGAAGATCTGAAGGTGTGTATGGTTGAAGGTGGTGTGGGAATATGGGATACCGTTATCGCTGATAGTGCCGAGCCGAAGTCCATCAAAGAATTGGAAAAAACATTCTATGCGATCCGGGCATGTGAGAAGGGTGCTGATAGTGTCCGGAATGGAATCGATTGGATGTTATCGTTGAAGAAGATATATATAACGCGGAAAAGCGTATATACAATAGATGAATTTGAGCAGTATTCGTGGAAACAAAATTCTGGTGGCGAAAGTTTGCCCATCCCGGAAGATCGATTCAATCATGGGATCGATGCCATCCGGTACGGATGCGAAGATTTCATGCGACCTTTGGATGAACCAGAAGCGGTTGTGATATGATGAAGGGATGTGTATATGGGATTATTTAATTCAAAAAAGGTTATCATCACAGAGAAAAAAGGAATTGAATCGGAAACTTTTCAAAGATTGCAAAATGATCTTCCGGTGGATTATATCAATCGCTCATTATCAAGTAATATTCAAATGGCGTATAAGTCGAACATTTATGTATGGCTTGCGTGCCAACATATTTCCGGATCGATTCGTCAACCGATGTGGCGTGTGTACAAGTCCGGGAATGGTGGCAAGGTGGATCAAGTTGTGGCAGATCCCTTTGATAATATCATAGGGAAACCAAATACTTATCAAACGTATAGTGAATTGATTGAATCGATTGCTATATTGAGAAGGTTATCCGGTATAGTGTATTTGTGGATCTACCGCGACAAATTGGGTGGTGTTCAAGAATTGCATGTGTTGAATAAAGAGATCGTATCAGTGATTATTGACAAAGATTCCGGACTTGTTAAAAAGTATATGATCCGGGCAAAGAAGATTGAAATTGACCCGAAGGATATCATCACTTTTAAATATTATGATCCATCAAATTTGAATGAAGGATATGCCCCTGTGAATGTGGGCGCTTTGCAAATTGATTCTGCGAGAAATGTGGATCTGTGGAATAATCATGTGTTTGAAAATGGTGCGATTCCTTCCTTTGTTGTAGAAGTTGAAGGAAAGTTGGTGGATGGTGGAGTGCGGTTGCGGGAATCAATACAATCCCTTTTTAGCGGTGTAAGAAAAGCGGGAAAAGCGTTGGTGTTGGATGGTGGCGCAAAGGCGAAACCCCTTGCGACTAATCACAAAGATATGTCTTTCCCGGAACTTAAAAAAATGAGCAGGGAAGATATCGGAAATTTGATGATGATTCCGATGCCATTATTATCAATCGATTTTGCAAAGTATGATAACTTCCGGGAATCGATGCGTGTTCTGTGGGCGATAAACATCATCCCGGAACTTGTGATGATTGCTGAAGGTGTCAATCGCGGTTGTTTTGAGAAATCCGGAAGAATGGTGTGGTTTGATCTTTCCGGAATTGAAGCATTGAAGGATTCTGAGAATGAAAAATTTGATCGTATTCTGAAGGCGGTTGAAAAAGATTTGATCACCCTTGTAGATGCCGGGAATATCTTAGGACTTCCGGTGAATGATGCCATCGATAATGTTACATTAACGCAACATCGGAATAATTTCGTGGCGGTTATTGACACAGTAAAACGCAATAATGTTATGGAAAAAAAGAATGTGAATGATTTGCGTGACATTAATATCGATATGATTGGCGATATGATGGGTGAAGCCGTTGAAGAAATGAAAGATGAATTTGAAGATCTTTATAAGTCGATAGTTGTCGCGTCCGGGAAAAGATGGGTGGAATCTTTGAAGAAAACTGCACAATATAATCCGATGAATGAATCCATCGCTGAATATGCAAAGACAGTGATGGGAAAAAGGATATCCGGGATCGATACCACTATAAGAATGATGATCCGGGAACAGATCGGAATTGGAATGGCGGAAAGTGAATCAATGAGTGAAATCGCCGGAAGGATCATGGATGTATTTGAAGGTGTGAAGGTCGGAAGGGCGTATACCATAGCGAGAACGGAAACGCATAATGCCACTCAATTTGGTGTGGTGGATGCCTATGAACAATCCGGGATGGTGGAGTTCAAAGAATGGATAACTGAACGTGATGATCTCGTGCGTGATGAACATGATGAAATCGATGGGCAACAAGTAGGTGTGAAGGAAATGTTCATTGTTGCAGGAAGATATCCGACTTATTATCCGGGAAATACCGGTGTTGCAAGATTGGATATAAATTGCAGATGTGGTGCGGGTGCTGTGTTCTTTGGAAATGAAGATGAAAAAGGATTAACGCCAGAAATGAAATATGCTGAATGGAAGGCACAAGATAATTTGGCAAGATCTTTTGAAGGGAAAGTGATGGATCTTTATTTGAGATTATTCACAAGACAGCAGAAAAAGATCCGGGAATATCTTAATGGATAATTGCGAAAAACGTATATATTGAAAAGGGGAAAAAGATATGAAGAATGAAATCAAAAATTCCGGGATGAAATTTGAAACAAAAGAAGCCGATGATGGATCTTTGCTTGTGTCCGGATATATAGGCACTTTCCGGACCACTCCGGATTCGTATAATGATATTGTAATGCCGGGAGCTTATACAAAGACAATCCGGGAAAGAAGGAATGATATAAAATTCCTTCATAACCATAATTCTGATTTTGTATTAGGTGGATCATTCCGGGATATCTATGAAGATTCAAAAGGATGTATCGTTGAAGATGCAAAGATCGTGCCGACAAGTTATGGAAAAGATATTTCAATGCTGATTACCGCTGAAGCATTATCAACATTTTCAATCGGATATTCGACCATCAAAAAAGCCTATGATGGAGATGTCCGGAAGATCGTTGAAATGAAGTTGTATGAATTTTCAATCGTACCATTCCCGGCGGATGAAGATGCAAGGATGCTCGGATTCAAAGGAAGAATCCGGAATGTAAATGATGTGGAAGATATCTTGCATTTGATGATATCGTTGAAGGGTGAAATGAAGGAAGGGCGGAAGCCATCTGAAGATATTATGATCCGGATACAAGAATTGAAAAAGTTAATGGATGAATTTGGTTGTGAAGATCAGCCGATGAAAGATCCGGAAAAAGATATCACTGTTGAAGAACAGCCGGTGGATTATTCCGGGATTGAATCACTGATCAAAGACAACAAGAAGTTATTGGATGAAACGGTGGCAAACATGAAAAAGTTGAAAGGGGTATAACGTATGGAATTGAAGATTGAAGATGTAATGAAACAGTTGACCGACATCAATGGCACTGTGGATGCTGTCAATAAATTGACGGTAGAAATTCGTGCTGAAGTTGACAAGGAAGGCAAAGCTAATGGTGAGCGTGTTCAGAAATTGACCGAAGATCTGAACACCGCCATGGCTGTCTTGGATGAATTGAAAAAGAACAAACCGGTGATTCCGGGAATGAGTGAAAAGGATGCGAAGTATCTTGAAGCCCAGACAGTTCTCGCAGGATATCTGCGTGAACAAAAGGCAGGATTGACCTATGTATCGGATGCCACCGGTGGATTCGCCGTTGGATCTGTGATATCTTCACAGGTCATTCAAAATTCAAAGGACGCTGTGCCTTTGTTGAGCCTTGTGGATCTTCAGGGAACAGAGAATCCGAACAATGAATTTGTTGTGGATACTTCAACCGCTACCATCCGGAATGCTGATGGTGCTACTACCATGCCGACGGTCAATACCGAAACGCTTGGGAAATTCCTTTGCCGTACGCATGCTTTCGATGGTGTCGCGTTGGTGAACCCGGATCTGTTGACTGATACCGATGCAAATATCGTTGAAACTATCATGGGTAAAATTCAAGACGCAATGGACCAGAAACATTGTGAAATGATTTTGGATGGCAATGGTGGCGATGAATTTGCCGGACTATTGACAACCAAAGATATCATAGACAATCGTACTGTTACGAGTGCGTCAACTACCTTCTCGGTGGATGAATTTAAGACGTTTGTGTATCAGTTGCCGACGAAGTATGCCATCAATGCTTCTCTTATCATGCAACGCGGATTAGTAGGATCTTTGGCGAGTTATAAAGCCACAACCGGATCTGGTTATCTGTGGACACCGCCTTCTGCTGTGAATCCGGGTGCGTTTGATGGTATTCCGGTATTTGAAGTAATATCCGGATTGAACAGTTCATGGGCTACCGGAAAGAATGTCGCTATCATAGGCGATTTCAAGAAATATATCGTGCGTGTGAAGTTGGATCTTGCTGTTCAATACCTGAATGAATTGTATATGCCGATGAAGGCGTGGTATTACAAATTCCGCTCTGGTGGTGGCGTTGCCCTTCCGGAAGCATTCCGCGTATTGAAAGTAAAATAAGGGAAGGGGATGAAAGTATGAAGAATATAATTGAATCTATTTTGATTGAAGAAGCCATTGCTTGTAAAAGTTATACCGGCGGAACAACTGATCCGGACCCGGTTGAAGTCGATGTTCAAATGTGCGAAAAGGTTGCCGGTATTATCGATTGCGGAACTCTTGGTGGCACGATATCTTTCAAGTTGCAGGAATGTGACACAACTACCGGCACGTTTACCGATATTTCCGATTCGACCGCTTCCGGTACTTTGACCGCTGCCGGAATCTTGGTGCTTGAAGGAAGACCCACAAAGAAATATGTGAAGATATTGCCGACACAGGTGGCAACGAAATTGGATGTATTCGGTGCTGTGATTATCGGAATCAATGCGCCGATTATGCCGATTACTTGATTCCGGTGAAGTGATATGATCCGGGATGATTGAATTGTTTTCATCCCGGATTTTTTTCAACAGAAGGGAAAGATATGGAATTGAATTGCAATGCTCTGACAACAACCGCAACGCTAAATTTAGACAAGAATGCCACTGAAGATGATAAGATCCGGTTTATCAATTTAGCAAGCCAGATCATCGCTTCTGAAACCGGAAGGATATTGATTGAAAGTTCACATGAAGAATCCTGTATGTGTTTAGGATCTCAAACAATGATCTTGAATAATTATCCGATAATTGCCGTAACAACAATCACATATCGCGGAACTGATGTTGAAGTTGATCCGGATGGATTTGATATCGACTATGAAAATGGAATCATCCGGAATCTTGATGGAATATTTCTTGGAAATATGACAGTGAAATATAGTGCCGGATATGTGGTGGATGATACCGGGAAAACTATCCCGGCGGATCTTGAAGAATCATGTATTCAGTTAGCGAAGGCTCTGTATTATAATGAGCCATCGTTTAACACCGAAAACACAAAAGAATATCCGCCTTTTGTTGAACGAGTTATTATGAAATACAAGGATCGGGCAATGAAATGATGTTCAGTAAAAAGATACCTAGCGAAGAATTGAAAAAAATTGCAATCCGGGTGAATAAAATCATCCCTAAACTGTTGCTTGAATTATGCAAATTACAGGAAGATAATATCAGGAAAAGAACTTTGAATGGTGTGGATCTTTATGGGATGCAGTTCAAGCCTTATAATGAGAAGTATGCTGTGTGGAAGTATCGTGTGGTGGGGCATTTGGATTGGCTACGATTGACCGGTGAAATGATGAAGTCAATGGTGGCTAGAATTAAAAGCCCTACAAGGGCAGATATCGTTATAGGATCGGGAAGTGTTCATTCAAGTAAACAGATGAATCAACTTGCCGGGTGGCACAATTATGGAACAATCGGAAGGGGCGGATCGATTCCCGCGAGATCATTCTGGGGATTCACCGCTGAAGATGAAAGATCGTTATTTAGTCGCGGTACTGCGATAATAAGGAAGGCGATTCATAATGTTGCTTGAATCACAGATCAATACATTTGTGGATAATTTGAAAAAGATATCCGGGATCGAAACAGCCATTCGCGGTGTATTTATTCCGATGGAGTATCAACCGGACAAATTCCCTATTGCATTCGTAAGTACTGCTAATCAAAGATTGAAGCCCGGTATTGCGTCCGGTGATCGTTATCCGGATGAAGAACAGGACATCGCAGTTTATCTGACCGTATTTGACAAATCAAATGATTATGAAGATGGATATGCTGAACTTGTGGAATTGTTACCGGATGTTTATAAATTGATAGTGAAGGATTTTGTTATTTCTGATGCGATCACAATCGACAGAGAAACTGCATTCATGCGTATAGGAGATATGGCAAACATCGCAAATACACCGCCATATTATTCTTGTCGATTTGATTTCACAATAAAAAGGAAGGGGAAAGTATGAATCTAACATTTGAAAAAAACAGTGGCGAAATTCTGCAATTTGCAGGATATGTTTTCATCGCCGGAAGGGATAGCACAAAAGATCCGCGTGATAATGCCGTTACTGTCTTGGATGGTGATTTGAGTTCTGCGGGAACAACGGCTACTGTAAAAACTACGCTCGGAATGCCATCGACCGGAACAGCGTTCATTGGTGATAATCCGGGAACTGAATCCTTTACTATCACAAGTAAAACGGAAACACTAAAAGCTTTGTATGGTACAAGAGCTTCATCGCCTTCAGCTCATACAACTGAAGAAATGATCTTGTATAAGGGCACATCTGGATATTCGCGGTTTATGCCGTTTGGATTCATTGAATCCATGAGTATCAATCCGGGTATGAAGGCGAAGGGCAGGATCTATGATTTCAATGGGAAAGTGCGTGGAAGTTCGACTGAACTTGCCGAGCCTACGTTTAAAATTACCGGACTTCAATCCGGATTGATGGAAAGGGCATTGCTATTCGCTCGTGACGTTGACACAACGGATTATAATGGGATGAAAAGAATGTCAACCACCGCTCTTGAAGATTTCGCATTCTTGATTCTGACTGAAGAAAAGAATCTTGATGATGGAACTTTCAAGTATGGATTGATTCGTATACCCTGGGCGCAATTATCGACAACCGGTGAACTGCCCTTCACGTCTGAAGTTAAGAAGTTGGAATACACTTTCAATCTTAACCATGATATGCTTGTGGGCGATTATATCGTTATCGATATGGAAGTTGAAGCGTGATGGAAACAACATTTGAAATAAATGGCAAAATGTTTGAAGCGTATCCTTCAGTGAATGGGATGAAGATGAAGGATTACATGAATCTGACTGAAGCATATCGTTCTTTTTCCGGGATGATGATGGGAAAAAAAGTGGATATAAAATCGGATTCGGATGATGATATGATCACCGTTGCTGAAATGGTGAATGGAATCATCCGGGCATCCGGATCTGACCCGTTGTTGTCGATTGTCGCTAGTATCTTCCGGTGTGAAGATTATGATTTCCACGCAAGATTCAAGTTGCTTGAAGAAGCAAGTGTTGACACCATTGAAAAGATGATGAATGTTTTTTTTTGCAATTTCTTCATGGATCTGAAGAAAAAGGGCGGGAATCTTTTAGCAGAACTCGGAAGGGAAAACAGATAACAAGATCCCGGAAAGATATCATTGAAGATCTTTTCATTTTAGCCGGTGGATCTCTGCCGGCTTTTTCACAAATTTTAAATAATGTTACCTATGAAGAATATTTGCTTTTCGTTGACGTATATAATAGAGAAGTGGAAAAGCGAAAAATTGAACAGCGTGAAAAAAACGCTTAAAACGCCACTATCTTTTCGCCGGTGTATGAATTTGTCATGTGACAGCGTGAAGGGCGGAAACCTGAAGGATTGCGAAGTGCTGTGCGTATAATAGAAGGGCGGGAAGTATGACATCAGATCTTGGGAAGCTACTTTTACAAATTCAGGTGGACGGACAAGGTAAAATATCCGGCATTGCAAAAGAAGCACAACAGGCGGAAGGATCTTTCGCCGGGATGAATGGCAAGATGATTGCGACCGGTGCTTTGATTGCGGGTGTTGTCTTAGGTATTCAAAGAATGGTGCAAGCATTATCGGAATCGGTGAAGATGTATTCCGAAAGTGAGTTGAATGCTACTGCATTATCGAATGCCCTTTATAATGTCGGGAATAATTCGGCAATGGTGAATGATGAATTGAAAAGACAATCGCGTGCGTTGCAGAATAATACTGCCTATGAAGATGATGCAATCGTAAAAACGCAAGCACTTTTATTGACCTATGGGAAGACTACCGATGAAGTGAAGGCTTTGATTCCCTTCATCATTGATCTTGCAAGTAAAATGAGCCTGAACTCCGGAAGAACGGTGGATCTTCAGACTGCTACAACGGCATATTTCCGGGTGCTTGATGGGCAGGATCGAGCGTTGAAGCCGTATGGAATCAATCTGGATGATGTGGTGTTGAAAAGCCGGGATGCTGTAAAGATAACAAATGAATTGAAAGATGTGGTATCCGGCGCCGGTGAATCGTTTGCCGGTACTACACAAGGGCAAATGGAAAAGTATGCTAATTCTTTGGGCATGTTGAAGGAAGCGTGGGGAAAGTTCTTCGTTGAAACATTCAGACCGCAAATTGAAGGATTGCGTGCGTTGTTTGAAATCATCACACCTTCAGATATGACCGGAACACTATTATCATCTTATGAAAAGCTTATTGAAGTTGGCGGATTGTATCGGGATAAGGTATTGTTCGGGCAATCTGCTGAAATATTCAATCAAATTGAAGCGATGAAAAAGCTTGGAACTTTATCGGAAAGTATGTTGCGAGTAGAAATCAATCGCCTTGTGGATCTTCAGAAGCAAAATGGTGAATATTACATAGCCGAACAAACTCGGAATAATATGAAAATGATTTCATTGGATCTTTTGACCTATGAAAAAGAACAGATGAAAATATCAAATGAAGCAAATGTGGCATTGAAGGAAAAGTTGAAATCTGAAGATGAACAAAGTAAACAAAAAGAATATCAAATTGAACTTGACAAGATGGCGCTGGAAATTGAAAAGACAAGGGAAAAGATCCGAGCAAGTGAAGAAGCGGAAATCTTGAATATGGATCTTTCATGGACTGAAATTGCAGAAGGTAAGATCCGGGAAATCGGTGGATCGGTGGTGGATCTTAATTTGAAATTAAGTGAAACACAATTACTTGCCCAGAAGATTGATGATCTATTTCGGAATCAAATTGCACAATCGGCGGGAGATTTCTTCACCGGTGAAAAGATCGATGGCGGAAGGGTATTGAAAAGTGTGTTGCGATCTATTATTGTAGAATTGACAACCATGCTAATAAAATCGTTAACCTTGAAGGCTATCTTCACAGCGTTGGGATTCATTTCCGGTGGCGTATCTTCAGGACTTGGCGGAAGTGTATCTTCCGGTGTGGGTGGTGGTGTCGGTGGTGGTGGTTTGGCAGTATCGTTGAGCAATTTGGATATGCCTGTTTTGAGTGGTGGGAATCCCGGTGTATCCGGACCTATTGCAAACAGTGGAAATAATGTCACGATAATAATTCAAGACACAATGCCGTTGACTTCAAATTATGAGAAGATGAAAGTTGCCGGACAATATTTGGAAGATTTTGAAAAGGTAAGTAATCGGAGCAGGATCTGATATGGCTTGGAAATTTACAATATATTTTGAAGATCTTTCATCCGGGATTGATATAACCGAAGACGTGGACATGAAGGCAATATCATCTTTAGGTGGTAGTGCGTCAACAAATGATTTCATCATAAAGATTCCGAACATTGTCTTGAAATTGATTGATGAATATGGCGAGAATCCGGGATCATTCAGTTCTTATTATTCCCGGATAAAAAAAGCGAATATTGTATACCTTGACATTGAATATGGATCTTCGCTTTTATTCAGGGGATATGCGTCTGCAGATGTGCTGAAAACTTTTTATGATCCGGTGGGAAAAAGTCAAGTGACTGAAGTATCGTTCTTTCATATATTCGATACACTTTCCCGGAAGATTGTGAATTTTAAAACTTCCACGATCAGTGAAATGAAAAAGATCGTTACCTACATTATTGAGAATGCTATCAGTTCAACGCAGATCTATGAATTGAGTGATTTGGAAATATATCCCGGCGATCCGCTCAATTCTTATTCCGGAGGATATATCAGGGGCAAATATGATTATGATAAGGTGTATATGCCTAATGTACCGGAATCATCGCCGGAAGGATATTTGAAGATCGGGCAAGAGATTGTGAAATATGGAAAACGGAAAGTTGTGGTGGAAGTTGTCGATGGAATAAATGTATACTGGCTTGCATTTTATCCATACCCATCGCAGAATTATAGATCCGATGATCTTACAAATTCGGACCGGGCGCAATTCGGAACACTTCCGGAATATTATGATGCCGATAATGGTGGTATATTAAAAACGCGACCGTATTCAACGCTTGTATTTGATTCTATTATCGACATAAAAAATATCTTTGAAAATACTTCAGATTCCGAGCAGGAACAAAGATTTGATCGCGTGATATCTGAAGGATCTTCCGTCTATTTGGAAAGTGAATTAAATAATGTGAAATGTTATGGAACAAAAGGATCAACGCTATTTGAATTGTTACCTTATGAAACAACTGAAATTGTGGATGATCCACCGGTAACAATCGGTAGCCCCACCTCCGGAAGTATAGCAAAAAGAACGTATGCTTCAGGATCTTATTCTTTCATGGGCGCAACGAAATCTTTGGCTTATGGCAGGTATTATTTCAAATACATTTCAATTTTAGGATTCATAAAATCATCCCGGCAACAAGACGGGAATCAGTATCCTTTGATTGCTGTGAAGTATGGTTTCTATGGATCTAACGGAAAGAAATATCATGATGCCGTTGTGGTTATGGATTATAACTATCCGGGATCGGTAAGACGGATAGGATTGATAACTGCGGGTGCTAATGTGGATGCTTATGTGTGGTATTATATCGGGAAAACGAGTGATCTTAATACCTTCCTGCCTAATCCGGTGGATGCTACAATGATACAGGCGAATGGTGGTGGAATGGTGTATCATAATACAAGCACAAGTTTAATAAAATCCATTAACATATTGACACCTATTTCTGAAAGTACCGGAAAAGGATTGATGCTTGTTTTGATGAAATCGGGATCGTTGGATCTGTATGAAGTGAGTGCTAACCGAACAGGATCTTCATCCATTGAAGATGTTTTGAGCGCCGGGACATTGTTATGGGAAAAGACCGGATTGAATATTGCGATGTTGTCTGTGGTGAATGGTGTGATATCCGGGAATGATATTATCAATGCAGAGATCGGAATCTATAAAGTATCATACGTTGACACAAGTGATGATGTTCACACAATATCATTCTATTCCGATTCATCCCGGAATTATGCTCTTGCACAAGATTACAATAATGAAGTGTTGTATAATTTCGTCAATGGTTGCGATCTGTATGCAGGAATGTTATCCGCTTATTATGTGATAGGTGTGGATGATGAATCTGCTGAAGGGCATTATTCCGGCGATGTGGGAAAAGATACTTTGAGAAATTATCTGCGTAAAAAAATAAATGTGAATGATGTGATATCGGTGAAGATGGTGAACAAAAGGGCTATCGATGTGCTTAATGATTTCCGGAAGTTATTTCTTGCGTTTATGTTCATGGATGAAGATATGAATATAGTAATCCGGAGCATCAGCAGATTATTTGAAGATTATGTTGTGGGTGTTGAAACAGTGTTGACATGGGATGATGTTGAAGATTATCAAAGCGAGATATTCAATGTTGAAATGTTTACCCCGGGAAGTGAATTTCTTTCAACGGATTATTTATCATCAACATTTGATTCTGAAAAAACAAAGATCTTCAGGCAGTATAATGAGATCAGCACCTTCACATTGCAAAAGGATTTGATACTTGATTATTTTGATTATGTATCAATCGATGGCGTGGTGGGCGTTGTGATAGGTGTGAAGATCATCATTCAATCCGGCGAACCTATAATTGAATATACGGCATTGATGAAAAAGAATCCGGATGCAACAATGCTTTTTTCGGCGTTGTAAGGAAGGGAAGTGCGAAAGATGGGATATCAACTATATGGCGTGGGAATGCCGATTCTGAAGGTTATCGATAGCACAAGTACTGTAACATTATCATTGACGATGGCGAATGAGATCGTTGAACAGAATGATGTGTGGTATACCGAAGAAGCGATCCGGTTTACCAACATCAATAAAAAAAAGAAAAAAAGAAAATGTATTCAACGCTTGAATGGTATCATCAAAGTAAATGTAGCAAGCACCACCGTTATCGATGGGATAATGTATGCGTATAATAAGGATGGGCTTTATGGATGGAAGGTGGAATTGCAACCCTTCAGCGACAATTCAGCGTTCAAGATTTATATCCATTTTACAGAGCCGATATATCCGGTGAATGAAGATGGAAAAACGAGCGGGAATCGTAGTATCGTTATGAAATGGGAAGCGGAAGATGCGAATGTGGATTATTCCACTATAAAAAAATATTCTTGAAGGGTGGTGCTTTGAATGGGACAGATCAACTATTATTTCAATCTGTATGATGAAGATGGCGAAAGAATCCCGGCGAGTGAAGTTGTGGCGGTGGTGTTGAAAAGATCTTCCGATGATGTTATCGTGCCATCATCCTTCATCACAGACAATTATAAAATTGGAGTGACGGTAAGTGATGCCATAAATGAAATTTGTGATATCTACATAAATGGTGTGAAGCGTGGAAGCAAGATACAATTTCTTGGATCTGGCGCTATCGATGGGATGATGCCCGCCTTCAGCACTGTTACCATCGGAAATGTGGTGGTGACGAATGAAGAATATGCTGAAGACAGTGGCGTGGCATTGACCGATCTGGTAACTGAAGTGGATCTTGAATCACATATTGATTCCGCGATGCCACATGAAAATCTGAATGGCACAAATTCCGGATCATTCTGTATTGATTCGGATGCTGTGGAATCTGCTAACCTTGTAAATGATGCCGGTGAATTGAAGCTCCGGAATAAAACAAATGATGAATATCGTGATTTACGAGTGCGGAATTTGTATGTGGAAGGAACGCAGGTCATAATCCATTCAGAAGAAATAAAGGTGGATGATAATATCATCACTGTAAATTCAAATGTGACAACAACGCCAACAGAAGACGGAGGCCTTGAAGTTGAGCGTGGCACAAGTGACAATGCCCAGGTGTTATGGAATGAAACGACTGATGAATGGGAATGTGGAATTGTCGGCGCGATGAATAGGATCTTGATTGAAGGGGATATAGGTTCGGATGTATCCGCAGGGATATCCGGAAGATCATCGTTGGGAACGCCGACACCGACAATGAAGATCCCGGTGAATGATGATCTATTCATAACAAGGGCGGATCTGTTGCAAGGTGTTGTGGCTCCGACCGGAACAACCGCCTATGCAGGTCAGGTGCTTGCCGATTTGACAGATCCATCCGGCGGAGTATTGTCGGAAAAGGTGGATCAAGTAACAATAACCGTTGACGAAACTGCTCATAAGCTCACCTTGAAGCGTCCGAAGATAAACGGCGTGAGCACAGCGTCGGGGTATTATAAGATAGCAGAAACAGCAGCCGATCCTGCAAATTTTTATGCAGTATTGAGAATCACTGTATACGGGACGTCCAATGCGACAATCCGGCATGAGTTGTTTGTAAGAATAAACGGTTACGGAATAACAGTGCCGTCCTACGATATAATGTCATCGTGTTTGACTACTCCGCGGTGGGTGTGAAACTCATCACC